AACGTGGTTGCTGTAGCAGCTGATGGGTATGACTGACCCAGAACTTTAAGTGTAGGCATTAGGCTAGGTATCCAATCAATGTGAAGTTATTGCTTGATGTGCAAATCAAAGTTGCTGCAGCATATTGAGCAGCTAATTTTGTACCAGTTCCAGTAATAACGGTAGTTCCATCTGATGCAATAGTAACCTGGCCAGCACCAATTTGCTGTAGGTTAATCTGCTGACCGGTAGTAAATACTCCATTAGGAACGGTAACTGTTATAGCACTAGCGTTAGACAAAGTAACTAACTTATTAACATCGCCTGATACTAGCGTGTAGGTTGTACCAGTCTGAGCATTAAAGGTAAGGCTAGGTGTGTAAGGTGTAGCCCAAGCAACACCAGCGCTAGCAGATGAATCTGCAGTAAGGACCTGTCCATTTGTACCAACTGCTACACGTGTTGGTGCGCTAGAAGTTCTAGCGATGATATCGCCCTTAGTGGTTAAATCGCTCTTAGGTATAGCAGCATCTGCTGTCTCAACACCTACACGGAAGTAAGTTAAGTCAGCACTTGATAGTACGTGACGTACGGTTGCACCTGCTGCGTGAACAGTTCCAGATGTACCAGCTTGTGCACGAACGATTGTAAAGGTATCACTTGACTGAGCAGTGATATAAACAATCTCTTCGTTAACGGTATCAGGATCAAGTGCTACTGTGAAGATGTCACCTGCTGTTAATACGATGCCACCCATAAGAGTAGAACCTGTACCAGTAGCGACGGTCATAGATGTAGCAGTGGCTGATATACCACCGGATGCAAGAGTTGTATCTTGCGATATGGATGAATAGACGCGAACTGTCATTAGGCTGCCTTACTTTGAGTAGTGGACGCGAATAGGGAAACGGTCTTGGAGTTTGGTTGACTCTTCCATCAGACGTTGCTGATAGAGAGCAAAGACATATTTAGATGCAGAGGCACCAGCAGTGGATGGTAACTTGTTATCGTTTATATCTGCTTCTGCTGATGAGAGGTTAATTCTACCTGTGTCAAGGTAACTAAGGAGCCTGTACGCAGCTCCAAGTGTAACGACATCTCTTGACGTTTCTGGTAGGCCTGTAACAGTAGCAAAGTCATCAGTGTTGTTAGTGAGGTCATTTGGGATAATGGAATAATAGACTTGTACTGTGCGACCAGGCATAATTTTTTCATAGATATTCACCGTCTTTGTAGTATTGAAAGCTGCCACGTTTGCCATACGGTCAAAACGCCATCTATTAACTGGTAGCCATTCTTTAGACGGACCAACAGTTTGCCAAGAGATATATAAAACATCTCGTGCTTCTGCTGGTAATGGATACGCAACTTGCGCTGCGTTAAAGGTAAAGGTTGTAGAACTTACACCAAATAACTTTGGATAGAAAGAGTTGATAGTATCGTTGATTGCCTTCTTAACATTAACTCTTGGGAAAGTAGGAGTTAAGGTAACCATTGCGTTCTCTGAATGTGGTGCAGGTGTAGTTCCACCATAGCCACGACCAAAGCCTGCAATAGCATTTAGATATAGATTCTGCTTATCAAATGAGTTAACCCAGATAAGTTCATCATCAATCTCGATGATACCTTTAGCCAAGTTCTCGGAGTTACCGATCTTGATTGCTAATTCAGTAGCAGTAATGCCACCTGTGTTAGCTAAGTTAGTGATGCGGTCTTGGCGCAGGGTATAACCAGCAAGGTTACTTCTGACCTCATCCACCATCTGAGCGAATGTGTAGCTCATCTATTTTGCTCCTATAGAACTTGACGTTGTTTTGTAGTCGTTCATCATTTGGTGATATTTCAAGCGCTATTTCACCATAGCGCAGTGCATCATCCCATTGCTCTAATTGCCACGCACTAATAGCAACTAGGTCGTATGCCATATGACCATATGCCCATTCTTCAGACATAAAGTCATTAAGTTTTTCTTTTATCTCTATTGCTTCAAGAGAAACCTTTAAGCACTTCTTCCACTCTTTGGTTATGTAGTAGTGATTAGCTAAGGCCAATACACCCTCTCTGCAATATAAAGTTTTTATAGATTCTTTAAGGTGCTTCTCAGCGTTCTTAGGATCACACTTTGCTAGGTAACGAAGTGCATATGACTTCTCACCCGGATACTTGCTGTACTTTAGATACTCTTCAAAGACTAACTTTGCTTCCAAGTATTGCTTATGAAAGAATAATTCTCTAGCGTAGTAGTAAAGATTACGAGGATTAAATGGTTCCTCATCTACTGCCATCTCTAGCATTGGTAGATACTGACCACGAGACTTCTCGTTATCAGGATGATGATGTATCTGTAACCCTATTGGGTAATAGGTTTCTTGCAAATCCTTTTCGTAAGGTACGATTACCTCGTGGATAGGATGTCTCCATCTATAACCAAATCTAGGATGGATTCTATTTGCATAGAAATCAACTGTAGGATTTCCATTAGCATCAAAATCTGTTACTAATTTATGCTTAGGTCTTACTAATTTATCTTTACTGATAATGTATGCTTTTGCAAGTTCAGCTCTCCAACCTGGTGCTAATACTTCATCTGCATCCATAGAGATACAATAATCAATATCAGTAGGTAGGCTCATTAACGCATAGTTACGAGCATCATCAAATCTCCAAGGTTTAACTTGGATTTGTACTACCGTAATACCCAAACTACGAGCAATGTCAACGGTGCCATCAGTAGAGCCTGTATCAGCAATGAGTAAATAATCTGCATCTTTCGCTGATTCATACCATCTTTGAATATGCTTTGCTTCATTTAATGCGATTGTGTAGACAGCAACTTTCATTGCTCTAGTTTACATTCCACCTAACATTAAAATACCTGGCAACGCTGATGCGTCTGCTCCGGTTGGTCCGGTTGCGCCTGTTGGACCAGTAGGTCCAGTTGCGCCAGTAAGTCCGGTAGATCCAGTTGGGCCAGTCGGTCCAGTAGCTCCCGTTGCTCCTGTAGCACCTGTAGGTCCAGTCGCTCCTGTGGCACCTGTCGCTCCTGTCAATCCCGTAGAACCTGTAGCACCTGTAGGTCCGGTAGGACCTGTTGCTCCAGTTAAACCTGTATCTCCTGTTGGTCCTGTAGCACCGGTAGCACCGGTAGCTCCCGTAGGACCTGGCACTGTTGAAGCCGCGCCAGTAGCACCTGTCGGTCCTGTCGGACCCGTTGCACCAGTGACACCTGTGTCACCTGTAGGACCTGTTGGTCCAGTGCTTCCCGTACTACCAGTTGGTCCTGTAGGACCAGTGGCACCTGTTACGCCTTGTGCGCCTGTGTCGCCAGTAGGTCCAGTGGCTCCGGTTGCTCCAGTAATACCTTGTGCGCCAGTAGGACCAGTCGGTCCGATTGGGCCTGTATTGCCAGTTGATCCGGTAGGTCCTGTACTTCCTGTAGGACCTGTATTGCCAGTTGAACCCGTAGCTCCTGTGCTTCCTGTTGCACCTGTTGCTCCCGTGTCTCCGGTTGGCCCTTGTGGGCCAGTTGAACCTGTAGGTCCAGTAGGACCTTGAGAACCAGTGGAACCTGTAGGACCTGTTGAACCTGTCGGACCTTGCGGTCCTGTACTACCTGTGCTACCGGTAGGTCCTGTTGGACCTTGTGCACCAGTAGAGCCAGTAATACCTTGAGGACCAATAGGGCCAGTGGCACCAGCAGGTCCTGTTGGACCTGTGTTACCAGGCGTACCTTGCGGTCCTTGGTCAGCTGATAATACTACAGAAGTTTGTGGAGAACCAGAGGTAATAACTAATATTGTCTCGCTCATACAGTCACCCCTGCAGTCACAATAAACTGACCTTCTAAAATTCTAGTAATTTCAGAACCTGAATCTAAAATTAAATCATAGACATATGATTCTGCTTTAAGCGTTGTATCTACTGCTGATAGTTCTATATCAATAGTACCCAACGCACCACCAAGAGTAATCTTTCCATTAGCAGTAGTTGCTAGTAAGGTGGTAGTAGTTGAACCCAAGAATGGGCGTACAGTCATAATGGCTGTATAGTTAGTTAAGTTCCAAGGCGTTCCATCAGTTTGAATAACGCTGGAAAAATTAAAGGTAGTTGTCTGTGGAACTACCAAGTTATATGAACCTGGAGATGGCATTTAGTTAGCCACCTCACGTAATGCAGCCGCAGGCTCCAGTCCTGTAGTACCTGCAATGTAGTTGCAAATACCTGCAACATCTAGCATATCAACGCGATTAGTAATGCCGCCAATAAGATTAAGAACTCCAACAAGGTCGGTCACCTTTCCAAGAGCAACGCTCTTTGCGCCAGCCCAAGCCTGTGCAGCTGCCGCTTGATCCCTATAGTCAGTATAAGAAGGATAGGCGGCACCACCATTAGCTAAACGATTAAGTTCATCATTGAGCGTTGAACCATCATACCCGTATGTTGCCACCTATAACCTCACTTCTTCTTTTTAATCTGAGCTATCTTTTTCTTATCCCAAGCTAAGTCCTGCGCCATAGTCTTTGGCTTAGGCTTTTGTTTTTTATCTGCTTTTTCAAAAGCAGCTTTCTGCTTAGGAGTTAAATTCTTTGTAAGTTTTTTATCTACTGGCTTATCTTTTTTCTCAGAGTAAGCCTCTGATTTACTTACCTTTTTTGACACCTGAAACCTTCTTCAGACGTGGGTTTGCTTTAACAGCAGCCTTCGATGCTTTCCTCGCACCCGCAGCAACTATCGCACCGGCACGTTCCATCGAGACACCTTGCTTTGCAGCAACCTTCTTCTGGACTGCTTTGAATCCTGGGTGCTTCTTCATTATTTGTCCTGACTTGGTGCTGGATTAGCCGGAGCACCTGTTTCAATATCGTCATATGATGAGTAACCGCATCCACATACAGCGCACATTATTTCTTCACCGTTTTCTTTCCAGCCTTAAAGGTAGCCTTCTTGCCTGACATACCTACTTTGCCCTTCATTGTTGAAGCAGGAATACCCTTCTTAGATCCGCCACCGAATCCTTTGAAGTTAGTAGACTGCGCTCCACCATCGCCTTTCATTGCTTTAGCGAACTTCATAATTGCTCCTATTTTTTATTCTTGTTTTTTGCTGATATTGCTGCTGCCTTTTTCTTGGCATCAGCTTTACTTGATGCTCCCCACGCTTGTAGAGATAGGAGCAATCTTGTTGGCTCTCCATTTGGTTTACGCTCTGGTCCAGGCATATTACCCATACGAGCTAAGAATGATGCTCGCCTTGGATTGTTACCAGATTTAACTGGTGGTTTTAGGTTTGATCCTTGTGCTTTAGCAGATGCTCTGCCCTTAGCATTAAGACCGCCTTTTGGGTTTTTACCTTCTTTGCGTTGCCACGCTGGAGACTTAGCCATTACTTCTTCTTTCTCGCTACCGCTGCGTTATCCACTAGGTTTGGATATGGTCTACCTGCTGCTTTAGCACGAGCCTTAGCCTTTGCCTTTTTATCAGGAGATAGTTTGGTAGATTTCTTCTTAGGGTTCTTGGTATCCCAAAATTCTTTTTTCATAAGTTCCTAACCTAGTAAACTTGCACCGATGTTATTGCCATCAAATGCTTTGCCTATTTCGTTTGAGATATTAACTGCTGCATCAATATCTTTCTGCTTAGTAGAGATAGGCTCAATGCCTTGCTTAACTGCAGAGTAATATGATGAAAGCTCTTTATCGTCTTTCTTGATCGCTTGTAGCGATGCACCGCCTCTTGATGGGGTTAAGGCCCCATCAAAGAATGGCTTTAAGTTAAATCCTCTTTCCATCTTGCTACCGCAAGTATGAATTTCTTCTCTATCAAATTCTGCGTAAGGCTTATTTACTTCTTCAGTTACCTGACAATCTTGGCAGGTGTAATCGTATCTAGGCATTTTACTCCACAATAGGGGTTACGTAATCTCCGTAACCATTAGCAATTAAGATTGCTGCTTGCTCATCTGTAATAACTTGGTTATGACCGCCAAGAATATAAAAGTCTGCATCAGCTAAAGTATTTTGATATGGATACATAGTTGCTTCAACTAATCCATCTTTTACGATCAGCGTAACACCACGAGCAATATCAGTTAAGAATGGGTTAATAGGTCCGTCTATTGTGCCACCGGTAATTGGTCTACCAGCAAGACGTGAATACTTATCAGGCCAAGCTTTACCGGCGTTCCAAGTTTGGTATTGCCAAGGCGTTGTTGCTGCATATGCCATTTGTTCTCCTAGTGAACTTACCAGAAGGAATATGCGTTAAAACACATATTCCCTCCAGTCAACTAACTATTAGTAAGCTGTTGCTGTTTGGATGTTGTACAGCGCTGCGGTACGGAGGATGTTCCATCCACCGAAGTAGTACCAACCAATGGTGTGGTAACGACGCAACGCGTCAATTTGAGGTCCAATGACAGTTGAGATGTCTTGGCCCTGCGCTTCTGCAAGTGCTTCACGACCTGCAATGATTGCTGAATAGACGTTAGTTGTACCATTTGACGCAAATGGAACACGAGGTGTTTCAACAATGAACGCACCTTCAAGTACGCCTACTGCACCAGCAACGAATGGTGTGCGATCTACGTACTTAGATAGATCCTGGAATCCACCAGTACCTGTTTCTGCACGTAGGTCTGCAGTCTGCTTTGGATGTAGGTAAGCAGCATATAGTTCGCCAATACGAGGTAGAGCCTTGTTTGAGCGTAGGTTTGTAACAGCAGCACGGATGTCAGATACAGAGATGGTTGAACCAGCTGTGATACCTGCGTTGTTTGTTGCTGTACCGCCGTAGATGATGTTTGTGCCTGATGTCAATACACCTGCAACAACTGCGTCAATAGAGTCTGCAGCGTTATAGGCAATAATGTCAGCAAGTGCTGCATCTACGTCGTTGAATGAAGTTAGGTTTAACTTCTTGGTTGTGGTTACGGCGTTGCCGTATTCCTGAAGTGTTACTGTAACCTGGTTTGGGTTACCAAGAGCGATAGAAGATACATCTGTTGTTTCTGTCAATGTAGATGTAGCCTGAGCTAGATCTGAGTAGATTGAGAATACAACTGATGAACCTGGCATCGCTTGCTGCACCGGCTTAACGTCAGCAAGAGCACGCATAACAGGAATAGAACGTAACGCCATACGGACGTACTGATCATAAGCTGTTTGTACGAGGTTGCTGATCGCACTGGTACCGGTGAGCGTACCTGATGGAACTGCCATCTTTTAGTGCCTTTCGGTTAGAGTTGTTTAGAGACCAGAGTTACGAATTACTTCGTCCAGCTCTTCTTTGCTATTTGCCGATAAGAGTTTACGCATAATGTCATCTGTTGAATCAGGAGTTAATCCTTGGTCAACAGCACTATTCATCTTCTTATAGGCATTAGCAGTAGCTGGATCAACTACTGGTTGTTTATCTTCGACTTGAAAGCCGAACACGTCAGCGTTATCTTCAAGCCATTTAGACAAAGACTCCTCAGTTGGGTCTAAGTCCTGTGGAATAAACTTGGCAACTTTGCCATTTACTCCACGCGATTCGAGGACATCCTTAATTGATCGTTCTCTTTGTGCTTTTGAAAGAGAATCAAACTGAGTCTTAAACTCGTTTAGTTCTTTATCTCTTTGCTTTAGCTGCTTACGCAGTTGTTTAACGAGATCATTATTTGACTCTGATGAGAAATCATCATCGTCGTCCTCGTAGTCGTAATTGGACATTAGTCCATCTCCCATTCTATGTTTGACGCAGACCGCATACTGTTTGGGGAACGCAGTATGGCTTCTACTCCCGGTAATTTATGTCGCTCTAACGGGCCGGTAGTTCCGTTAGCAGGCTTTAATTAAAAGGCTCCTTGACGGCCTCTATCTAGTGCACCTTGTGTGGTTCCAGCTTGGCCACCAAATTGTGCTTGTTCTAATGCTGATAATTTTTTACGCTTCTTTGCAGCTTCTGCTGCACCAGCAGTTCCAAACACTTCTGCTTCTGCAACTGCTTGATCATAAGCGCCAAGTCCTTGGTTAGCGTAGATATCGCTTAACTTCTCTGCAGTAGGTAGGAACTCACCAATGGTTCCATAACCTTGTTGTGCTTGTGCTTTAGTAATTCCATACTTAGCAAGTTCTTCTGCACGAGATACACCAGTTGCTAATCCTTGACCAAGAGCAGCACCACCAATTTCTGCAGCGGTAACCTTACGCTTGATATTCTCAAGAGCATTTGTTGGGTCAAGTGTGTATGCCAAGATATCTGCATTGGTGATATCTGGATAGAACTGTTTTAACGCATTAGTTACGTTAACGTCTGCATTGATAACACGCTTTTGTGCAGTAGCAATACGATCTTCTAACTCTGCAGCTGATACGTCATTAGCAATAAACTTATTGAAACCAGCTTGAGTACCCATAGCATCTTTTGTGTAGTATGAAGCAGGTAGCCCATAGTTACGCATAATGTTTTGGTATTGATCCTCAAGACCGATATACTCTGCTGGAGTTAACGCCTTTAGACCTGCTTTAATACGGTCTTGGTTAGCAGCAAAGCGCTTCTTATAGGCTTCTGTATCTTGCAAACGAATAGCAAATTCTGATGGAGATACGTTAGATTTGATAAGGTCCTTAATACCTTCTACCAAAGATTCTAAGCCATACTGCTTAAACTGTGCATAAAGTAAATCATAAGCTGATTGACGTTCTTTTAAATTAGCAGCATCAATAGCATCTTGATTTTGTTTAGCAATTAAATCTGTAGTTGCAGTTCCTGTTCCAGTACCTGTACCAGTACCAGTTCCTGCTCCCTCACCACCACCTGTAGTTGGTGCACCTGGTGCATTTTTATATAATTTCCAAGAACCTGTAGTAGTTCCACCAATCCAAGTGTAGTGGTAACCATCAGGAGCGTCAGGCTTAACAGCCTTATTTTTTAATGGGTCAGCAGTTGGTGCTGCTGGAGCAGGTGTTGCACCTGCAATAGTCATAGGTTGTGTAAATGGTTTAGCACCTGATGTATCTGTAGCAAGACCTGCATTTGTTAAAGCATTGTTTAAACCTGTACGTGCAGCTTTTAATGATTCTGCTTGAACTAATGCATTGATTTCTTCTGGAGTAAGGTCTGGTGTTGGTCCACCTGTTTCATATGCTCTAGCCATCATTACCCCATAAATCCGAAGTCTTGTAAGATTTTCATTGTTGCGTTAGACACTTCTTCTTTTGCTTGGTTTGTGTACTGCCAACGATTATCGTTACGAAGTTGACGTTCAAACTCATAAATAGGAATTTCAGCATCTGCAGTGATAGCACTACGTAGCGTTGGATCATCTAGTGAAATTGTCTGTGGGTTAATCTCCAAGGTAGATGCCATAATGTTTTTATATGGAGCATAAATGGTTGATAGGTCTACGCCTTGGTCAATTAACTTAGCCACCTTCTCAGGCATACCAATCTTGGCTACATCGCGGATAATTTTCTTGTAGGTCTCAATAGATTCACCCTTGTTGATAGCATTAAGCCAATCAGGTAATTGAGCACCGAAAGCCTTATTTAAATCAAGACCATTAGCAGCTGCTACCTTTGCTAAATCATCTACATTCTCGCCAGCTTTGCCTTTAAATAAGCCAGTCTTATCTGCGCCAAACTTAAACTTGCTATCTATAAATTCCTGTAGCGCAAAAGCATCTTTATCTATTGCCTTATCTAGCGCTTCCTTAGCAATAGCCTCAATATCAGCTGCTTCTAGTGCAGCACCTGCTTGAGTTGCAAGCATTTGAATCTTGCTACGTAGGTTTGCTAAATCTTTACCATATGTGGTAGTTGATTCAATAGCAGCAATCTTTGCCGCATCACCGGCAGCCGCAGCAATCTTCTTATCGTAGATAGCCTTGTCTTTTTCACGATTTAATACGCTCTTATCGGTGGTTGCTAACTTATTTAATTCTGCTTTTAAGGTCTTATCTTTGTTAATAAGGTTTGTTAGGAACTGGTCGCGGTCAATGCCACCTGTAGTATCAGCAGTAGTAACGCCACCAACTGTTTTATATACAGTTTTAGTAGGGTTAGCCTTTTCAGCCTTGGTTAGTTCTGCTTTAAACTTAGTTAACTCTTCAGGTGTAGCATCTCTACCAAGTAAGTCTTGAAATACCTTGTTGATTTGAGCAGTTGCTTCAGTAGGGCTAAGAACATTTGTAGTCTTTTGAGTAGATGGACCACCTGCAGCACCGCCAACTACTGGCTTTACGTTATTCTTTAACCACTGCTCAACGCTTAGGTTAATACCTAGACGAGCATTTTCTGTAGCATTTTGCTGTTGTGCTTGAATATAAGCATTAGCAATAGCGATAGCAGTAGATTGTTTACCAGTAGTAGGTACATTAAATCCAGCATTTTTAAGCATAGTAGCAAGCGCTTTGCGCTGTGCATCATTGCTATTATAAATAAACTGAGCAATAGGATCAGTGGCACCCTTTGCAGCACCACCTGATTTAAACCCACCAGCATAAGGATCAGGGGTCGGTGATGACATAGATGTCGCTTTTGGCGTTGGCTTTGGTGTTTGTCCTGCCAAGTTAATCTCCCAACAATCCTGAGAACATTACATTGTAAGCATCTTGAGCATTAGGGCTTGTTGCCGCTAATTCTTGTAGTGCTACCTTGGTGTTCTGTTTTAACATATCCTTATATGCGCTAGCTGCTGCTCCGCTACCTACAGCAATATCGCTGTTGTAGACATAAGAGTCGTAGATTTCAGACATTTGCTTTAATACGTCGAATGTCTTTGGTGCAATCTTACGCACTGATGAATCATTTAACATATTCTGCAAATCTTGATAAGCGTTACGACGGTTAATAGCAGTCTCAGCACCACTACTTAGTTCACGCTGTAGCAAAGGACGTACTGCCTTAAACTGCTTAGACCAATCATCCCATTGTTGCTTTAGGTTCTGCTTACTAAAGTCATCATAGGTAACAGCAAGTTCTGCCTCGTAAGCATCCTTTTGGTCATAGTAGAACTGCTTATCACGGGCAGTAGAGATATCCTGAAGGAAGTTATCTACAGTCTTGCTGTACTTAATACCTGACTTAAATAGTAAGCGGTAAGCATCAAAGTTAAATTCGCCCACCTTTGGCATCAAGAATGGTGCACCTTGTGGATACTTCTTTAAGGTTTCGCTATTCTTGCCAATCCAATCAACTGTTGAATCAACAGCACGGATTACAGATACCACGTTATCGTCTGATTCAGATATTGTATATGGCATTTCTTCTGGAAAAAGACGTAGCCATTCACCAGTAGCTTTATCTAAATCACCATTGTACTTAGCAATGAGTTGATTAAATGACTGCTTGAAAGATACGCTCTTGTTATCGCGTACCCACTTCTCCATATCAGACTTTAAAGTAACCTGTGGAGATGCCGGTGCAAAGAAACCAAAGATAAAGCGCAAGCCTAATGTAGTAACAGTTGCTGCAGAAATCTTATTCTTATAGGCAAGCAACTCTGATTCGCTAGGACGTATCCAAGTTTGGGTCTCTTCATCCCAACGTGGCTTAATTCCGTGACCATTAGCCTCAAGATATGTAGCTGCTTTACGGAAAGCAGAAGCATATTGTGAGTTACGTTCGTTACGATCTAAGCCTGCAAGTAAACGTGTTACGTGTGCAGGGAAGATTGCATTAACCATAGGTTGGTCTTGAGCATATGTACCAAGGAATACAGATTCTAGTGAATCTAGCGCTGGAACCATATTAAAGACAAACTTCATTGGCACTGCCGCTAACGGACCTGCAAATGTAGGAAACAATGAGTCTGGGTTTAGTGATGGAGTAAGCATATTCAACTTACCGCCAAACTCAACCGGCATAGGAATCTTAAATGCTTCTGGGAAATCAAATCCATCTGCAAGACCTTGCATTGTCTGGTAGACAGGAGTTAATCCTGGGTAGAAGAAGTATGAATCTCCATTATCATCCTGCTGAACAAAGCCAGAATGTGCAATACCTTCATAGGTTAGTGATGCACGTACGATAGATTCTGGGTTGTAACGCACAGCACGTGAGAAACGCTTGTAGAAATCTTCAGTTGCACGGTAGAAGCGAGCAAAGTTACGTACAGTCATAGCTAATTGACTACGAACTGCAGGGTTATCTACATATGCAAGTACGCGATTCATCGCTAACTGCTCAGTTAAAGAAACAAGTTCCTTCTTTGCATATACTTCTGCAGCTTTTAACTCTTCGTTAAATAGGCCTTTAGTAAATTGTTCTGTAAAACGCTGTTCAAAACCTGATTCTGCCATTTCTTTACGTAGGCGAATCATCTCATTGATAACGATTGGTTCACGAGAGAAGCGAGCATTGGCTTCACCCATAGCATCCCAAGTCTTATCGGCTAGAGATGCAGCAAAGTTACCGCTATCTGCTACCGGAACAAGGGTAGGACCTGAGATATATTCAGGAACAAGACTTGCATCACCCACGCCTGGTAGGTCATCAAGTGTTAAGTTCTTAGATGAGACAACTAACTTGCCTTCATTATCAACATAACGGACTTTGCCCAATAAATCCATATTGATTTCGCCGTTACGCTTAGAGAATAGGTTCTTAACTGCCTCATATGCACGCTCTGCGTGTACCTTTTCGTTGCCGCCTACGCTATATAGCTGAAAACGCTCACGTAATTTAGGGCTTAGGTTAGCCAAATAATCAAGCATTTCGTTAACAGCAACTTCTCGGTTATCCAAGTTACGTACTGCAATAGCAGCTAATGGATCATTAGCAGTAATGCCTAGTTGTACAAGCCAAGATACTCGACTCTGTTGATTTGCTACTGGATTAAACTGAGTAAAAGACTTATCACCTGTGGATTGCTTATACTTAACACCATTAATCTCAAGTTCACCCATTTTGCCGTAACGAGATACGTCATCAGTTACAGATAGGTAACGGTCTCCACCACGAAGTGCGTTCTTTCCGCCTTCTGATACTGCAGCAAGTGTGTCATCTAGGTTGCCATACTTGGCAATATCTGCAAGATATTCAGCACCTTTTGAGTCCAACTTATATGCAAGTTTGTTTTCAAGTACAGACTCAGCAAATACCTGACGTACTTCTTCAGGTGTCTTAGCTGCCGCTAGTTTAGCAGAATATTTTGCAGATTCATCTTTACGAATAAATTTATTAATAACACCTAGTTCGCCTGCTTCGGTATCTAATTTAGCAGTGCGCTTAAATGTTTGCTTTGTGGTTTCATCTGCACCAATACCACGAGCAATACGTAAACGAGTAGATAAAGCACGACCCTTTACAATACCCCACGTAGAATCACCGATTGCAAGGTGTAGCATTAAATCTTCAGTAGCGTTACGGATAGCAAAACGAGGACCAGCAAGAGTTCCAAGAACCCAACCGCTAGTTAGTTTATCAGCCCAACGCTTATGAGATAAACCTAAGATACGGTTAACTAAACCTGAGCGTACTGATAGGCGATCCAAGTCCTGAATAGATGGAACCGCAATACCTGATGATAGTTGGTATGGAAACAACGCCATTTGCTGACCATCAAAGCTAGCAGGGTTACCTATGTTCTCACCATTACGTACGATATCTGCAGCGTACATCTTATCAAGACCGCGCCCTGCAAACTCATCCATAAATGATTTGCCTTCAGCAGACTTACCTACGCCACGAACTTCAGATATGGTGTTCCAAAGGCCTGTAAAGATTTGCTTACGCTGACCTTCATTACCTGCAGTAAATGCTTCTTGAATAATCTTTGAATGGTAACGACTATTAGCTAAACGTGCAATTCGATATATTGTTTCAGGCGCATCGTAAGAATTTACATCAAAGAAACCCTGTGGAAAATAAGGGATAGTTGTAAACTTACGTGAGAAACGGTCTAAACGTCCTTGAATTTGATTTAAAGAAAAGCGAACAACTCCATCTTTAACACCCTTTAATTTGCCAACACCTTTTTCAAACTGAGCAATTTCATCAGTTGCAGTAGTAAGGCCTGTTGTAATATCTTCATATTGTGGTGCTGAACCATACAAAGCGGTAACAATCTTCTGGCCTACTTTGTCAATATTAAAAACTTTATCTGCAGTGGTATATGTAAATACACGAGCACGACGTGATGGAGTCATACGTGGAATCAACGGAGTCATACGACCTGGTTGACCTATTAGAATCTTCTGTACGTCAGCGTGATTTGCTAAGTAGTTCTTAGCAGTATCAGCGTTCTTAACGCCAGCCTTAATAAACTCATCAACTGCTGCTGGACCAAACTCAGGAGCAAGGCGCTTTAGATTTGTAGATGCTACAACAGCTGCATTAAGGTCTTTAGCTTTACGTGCTTCGCCTAGTTTTTCTAACTCTGCACCATACTGATTAAAGAAGTTAGTAACTTGTGGTTTTGCAAATACTGAATCTATCTTATTGGCATCTCCAGCAATCTTAAAGAGTGCATAGTTAGCAGCATCGTAGGCTTTCTTAGCCTTACCAAGTGCAAGTGTAGGATCTGCAAATACGCGGTATGAAGCATCAACAAAACCTGAGATACCTTTGTATAAAGGACCTGAGCCTTCTAAGCCACCAGGTAATACTGCATTTGCTACTTCACGACCAGGAGAATATTTAGCTGCTTGAACTGCGTCTAAAGTATCTTGGAATAATTTATCTTGACCCTTAGCAGCACGAGATGCAAATACTTTTTCTTCGTCTGTGCCGTTAGCAACAATGTCTGCTAATGAACGGCCTTCTGCAACTTTGATAGCAACATTGGTACGTAGGTCACCAAACTTTGCTTTAGCATTAGTAATGCGAGTAGGGTTAAATACTTGGTCGCCCTTATCGTTGGCAGTTTCCCAAGCATCAATTAAACTTTGAGTACCTTTACCCTGAACACTTTTATCAGTACGTAAGATTTGATTAGCACGATAAAGACGTGTCATAAAGTCAGAGACTTCATTAAGTGCGCCAAATACAGCGCCACCTGTGTAATGCCAAGCGGTGCTTAATGGGCTACGCTTAGTAGGTTCTGGTAATTCTGTACCGAAAGTTTGCTTTAAAGAGTTCTGCTGGTCTGCAGGTAACTTTGAATAAGCCTGCTGCGCTTGAGTTGCAGGCATATTAGAAAGTTTCTGATGGGTGTCAAGTAACTTAATCAAAGAATCAACCTGTTGGTTTTCCTTTGGATTTAAATTAGCTTGAGTAGCAGCAACCTTTAAGTTAGTTTTTGGGTCTGCCACTTGTTACATACCTCGCGCTAAAGCGTTCTGATAAAGGATTGCTACTTCACCTGTCTGATCATAAGGCAACATCTTTGCTAATGTATCTGAAAGTTTTTCGGTAGCTTGTGGTCTACCCATTAAAATATCTGAGCCTGCACCTGGACCCATATCGATACCTGTAGTGATAGGTTCATCTGGTCGTTGTGTTGGTGCGAATAATGGAGTTATAGATGCTTCTGCAGCATCACGTACTGCAGTTGGTGTAGCGCCTCGAACATCTGGAGACTTAGCCAGTGGAGCGCCTGCTTTAGCTGCATCGTATGCAACACCATCGCCGTAACCTTCTGATTGGTATTGTAAATCTGTACGTTTTGAAAAAGAACCAGGACCTGAGATGCCCTGCATAGGATTTACTGAATCCTCAAGCGCCATCATCGTCCTCCGTAATTGTTTCTAAATCTTCTGAAAACTTTTCCCAAACATTATTTAGTTCGGTTTCTCTGTTTGCGTTATAGATAGATAGTTGCATTAACTCTTCTGTAAGTACATCTAACGCTGATGTTAAGTTGTGCAGGAAGCCTGCACCGATTACTAGAAAATCGGCAAGACGTACCGGACGGCGTACACGATCATTTTCCATCCGGCACCTCTCGCACATAAATTTATTAGCCCTTCTTGACTTTCTTACCTGGCTTGGCTGTTCCAGCGAATGGAGCCATTACCTTGCCGCCTTGAACCTTGTCGCCGCCCTTCTTGCCTTCAACTGGCTTTGACATTGGAGCTGGAGCTTGTGTTCCTTTTTTCATATTGCACCTCCTCTTCTTTATGCCGCGCCGCCGATTGAGGCGAGCAATGATGCAATATCTGGTCGTCCTTGTGCAGCAGAAGGGGCAGGGGCCGCACCGCCAGGTTGTACTGGAGTTGGCTGCGAGGCAGAGACGGGGGCCGCACCTGCACCTAATGCTTGAGGCATAGCCTCTAGTTGTGGAGCTGGCGCAAAGGCCTTCTCTACAATATCTTCAATTAACTGGCCCTTTTGACGGCCCTTAATTACATCTGCAATGCGTGTAATTATTTGTTCAACCGGTTGGCCTTGCGCTGCAAGCGTCGGTACTGCTTGTGCATATTGAGCCACAGCAATACGAAGTGCATCTCGCATCTCCTCGATATCAACCTTTTGCTCTTCTTGAGTAATATTAATATCAACTGGAAGTTCACGACGTACATAATCGCGTGAGACAAGTTTATCGCTACGCATTTGTAGAAGTGCTACGATTGCATTGTTTGGATTCATACCAGACATAATGCCGTAGCGAACATCTACTGAGTAATCGCCACCGATATCCTTTGATGGAATATATGACATTGTAAATGGCATACCATCATCGTTACCGCGAATTTCTTTTTTGCGTGAACCAAATACTTTCTCATCTACCTTAAATGCAAGTGAAATAAGTTCTGTAAAGAATAGAGCAAACTGCGCTTGTGCTGCTTTGATCTGTGTATCAAATCCTGCCTGTAGAGCTTGTACACCACGACCTGTAACGACAGAGGCATCAATTTGACCACCGCGAACTTCTGGGTAACGAGCACCTACACGTAGTTCTCTATCTAATACACCTGATTCTGTAAAAACACCAGCAGGTAATTCTAGTGGAACACGACGAATTGCTTGTGGGTTTGCAGAACGCATAATTGAATCAGGGCCAAGTGCCAACTCTTGTACGTCTTGTGGAATGGCAATAGGAGCCTGGATGGACTTCTCGGCTGCCTGAATCTGTAGAACAGCAAAGCGTGCCTTAGCAAGCTGTACTGCCAAAATGTCATCGAACTGACCGCGTGCTTCCATATCGATAGATGGTCGCATCTTTACAGATACTAAGCACTCACCGACTGGGTTGGGGGTACGAGATAAAACTAAGTCTTTACGCTCTGGGCAGTAAAGCACATCCTGATCCTTGTCGTGGTAACGAACAAGCGATAGGTAAGGAGAACCTGGTGTGTATAGATTCTTATTTAAAATTTGATTAGCGTGTTCTGGAAACATTGCAGCAAGTGCGTCAGCATCCATACCCACAATCTGAGTTAATGATAAGCAACGACCAAAGCGGTCAATCTCAGGATAGGCACCGAATGGATTGATTAATGAAATAGTAGGTTCATTGTTTTCATAATCCATATCAATACGGCCAATTAATGTACCGTAGGTGTTATACCAGTCAGCGCCGGTATACATCTGCACCTGTAATTTACTTCTATCTACATAGTAGTTAGCAATACGGGTACGCTTATCTGCCGCCTTGCGTGCAGAATCTGAGACCATATTAGATGCAGAGCAGTTAAATGCAGGCAGTGGTGCCATAGCCTCAGCTAAGTCACGTGCTGCCACGTCAATAGTATTTGCAACAAGTGGCTTAGGATATTCTTCTGAGAACATAGAAGGAT